CAGCTACACCTGCAAACACACGCTACGAAAGTCTTCGCGTCCGGCAGCTGCGGTCACCTGTCTCGTGGCCCCTCTCGGTTGGGGGGTTGAACACGGAGGTCAGTGACGAGTCATGTGGCCCTCGAGTACGTTCTGTGGTGCATTCTAGTCTCATTAAAGCAAAATAAAAACTTCAAAAGAGACGATGCTTGTCCACGGAGAATCCGATTCTGGGTCTTATACAGAGCTCTGCAGTCTGCCCGATTTCCGAAGCCGCCCGGCGTGAGTTCCTTTGTCGCGCTTCAATAGTAGTCGCCATTCCCTGCCAAGATCTAACTCGTCCCGACATACTGGTGATGGTATCTTGATGCATAGTGGTCCTGTAAAGGGTTAATGCATGAACTGAAGCAAAACAAATACTCGCGTCGCGCCGCTAAGGCCGGAAGCATTTGTGTGTGTGGAGCGCTTGAATTGATGTTCGTAAATGTCTCATTTCCCATCAGTCAAGGTTGACGCTCGCAGGTCCATTCCTTCGTACGATTCTTGTTTTTGTTTCTTTTTGAATGGCGCGTTCAACTGGTAAACCGGGATAGAATGCTTGGAACTTTAGCATTTCTAATGGCAGTGCATCAGCCACACCCTTTTTTGGGTCCCACAGTTTGGAGTTCACTTTGATAGCTCTCGAAGCCTTTGATTCGGTGATTTTGGTAAGCAGACTTTCCATGGAGATTCGACTGTCGAACAGCAGATTTACAACCTGCCGACCGCATAGTCGATCATACTCCTCGGTGTTAGCACCTCTTTCTCCGAAGTACATCGGTTCGGGCATTCTTTGCTCCGCCAGTTGCCAGATTTTCCAAGCCGTGTCTTGATGAGCTAAGCTGATTGGTCTCTCATTCTTCCAGTTCCGGAGAATTCGAGAAGCGATCCGTAGATCCAGCTCGGAGGGTTGGCCCCATTCGCCCAGGGGTAAGCCGACTCCGCCTAGCCACTCAGGAACATACCATGGTATACCGTTCAGTCGCTTGAGCACATGGTCGTTCGCTTGGATAAACATCCTCATTACTTTGCTGTGCATGTCTTTTGGTGCGAAGGCGACAAGCTCCCTTGCTCGGGCACCCATGTTATCGTTCGGTCTCGCTTGGTCGTTGAGACTGACCTTCCCCTTATCTCCAAGCCCAGATGAGCGCTTGAAGCCGAGGAGGAGACCGAGATTGACATAGGGTACGAGCTTCAGAAAGGAAGATCGCATCACTGTTTCTTCGACTGTCACGAACTTGGTCGGACCAAACTCTTGGATGATTTCTTTTTCATCCCAGTCGTCCGGTCGCTCAATCCAAGTCTGTCTTGATGGTTTTTGCACAAGCCTGGGGAAAGGTAACTCGAAAGGTTCAGGTACTCGAGCGAACATGGTCGAGTTGATGTCAATGAAGTCCCTGGATACATATGTTTTGCCCAACGATTCGATTAGCCCGCCAAATTTGGTAATTGTTTGCCAAAAGTGGTAGGTCTGTCGTTTCGATCGGATGCCTACGTCGTCTCCGTTGATCATGAGTTTAGCGTCGCGAAGAAGTATCTTCTTCCCTTCACCAAGCTCCATGGCCCAACGTGACATGGCGGCATTTGCAATGCATAGTACCGGAAAGGACGTTATTGATCCCATCAGCTGTCCAGTTGCCTGACGAACCTTGTTCCCCTTTTCATCTTCGTAGATGTGCCCAGTGAGGCTCTCTAACAGCAGTTTTCGTTCCTCCGGAAGGAGGTTCAACTCATCAGCCAGCGCGTTTGCGACAGTATTCGACACCCAAGGGAGAAGATTGTCTGTGGCGGCTTCGTAGTCTCCAGAAATGTAGACTTCGTCGTCGGCCAGATTTCTTCCCATTTGGTTGAGAATGTACTGTTCGGTTACGGGCTGCCCGATAAGTGTGAAGACTCGGTGTTTTTTGAGGGTCCCATGCACATGCTTCCAGAGTGATCGTAACACACTTTGTCGGATCGGCGGTCCTTTGGTAATGGTTCTCACTTTGAGGGCCTCCGCCAATGCTACTGGTTTGACAAGTGGTTCCTCCTGCGGTGCCTTTCGCAGCATTCGGAGCCAAAGTGTTTGGAAGACTGAATCGAGCGTGTCGATGCTCTCTACTGAAGATTGAAGATGTTGCTGAAATTCTGGTTCACGCGCCTCTTCGCCAATATTGCGTTTGATTTCTGTTCTCATCCACCCACCTGGTCGTCTTAGATTCCAAAGAAGATCCGGGTCCGACAGTACTGAAACCACAGCACCCCCTTTTCCTCGGGTGTTGATGTAGTTCGCACTAGTTGATGGAAAGAAGATCTTCATTCGAGTCTCCCAGTCGTATTTGGCTGGTTTGACATCGTGGAAGATTTCCTTCACAGTGCGTCGGATCTCCATTTGCATGGTCTCGATGTTGAGGAAGGGCTCTGGCCCATTGTCCTTGATCTCATCCCATGTGAGTAGAGTTGTGGTGAAGTTTGGTTTTACCGCTGTCGTAAGCTTTTGTACATGATCGATCTCAGCTTGTCTGAGCGCTGATTCGTCGGGTCGTGGCATCCCCTTCTTACTCTGCTTGATGCTTTGCAGAAAAGAGAGGAAGCTCATCCCGTTGTTCACGTTTTGACTGGCGCGCCGGAAGTTGCGCAGCCAACGATATGCGGCACCGCCGAGAAGCACTTCAGGTTTGTCGTGCATGCTCGGTGGGAAGGGGCTCTTTGGAAGTGTGAGGTTCATTTGTGCTGAGAAGAAGGCCGCCAGTTTGTACTTGGCTACCTTCATCCAGTTGCCGTTGATCGAGGCAGCTAGATTTTCCCAGTGCGTGATGGTCTCGCCTGTTACTTCGCCCTCAAAGCCAAACAATTGGAAGATTTTCAGAACGCAATTGAGGCATTCAAGAATCGTACTTTTTTCATTACCCGCTCGTACAGAACGCGGGGGAGGCACTCCTACCATTGGGGTTTCGGTCGACTGGTTATTCATTTCAAAATCGGTTGTCTGAAACGTTTCGATATTCCTTTA